AAACCTGGTCCATTCCGTCAATAGGAACAGCGTAGTGACAACCTACGGCAGCATGGTCTTCAAGCAGAGTCACACAAGACTTCCAGTCTTGAATCAGATCATCAAACATAGACTCACGCCAATAGTGTTCAAAGTGAGTATCGTTACTAGCACCCTTTGTATGAGCATATAGAATATAAGCATCATCATCTTCTAGATCTATAATTTTATCTAAAGTTTCTTGCTCAAAGCCATAGTAGGTATGACTGACTATTTGATAATTTAGTTTTGTATTATCTAGATATTCTTTTACCTTATCAAAATTAGACATGCTTCCAACTACCCCAAAATTTATAGAGGTAGCCTCTTTATCTAGACCTGACTCTCTCAAAGCATTAACAAACTTTAATGTAGGAATTAACCACTTACCATCGGCCCAGACATGAAAAAAGATATGAATCTTAGATGTCATAAGGATAGTCTTTTCTCTTTTTTAGAATTCTAATTCTATTAAAAAGCAAGGCTGCACATAAAAAATAAAATATTCCAAGCATTGTATCAATCATTCTCATTTGGGAAATAATTATATTCTCCTTTACTATCTGGCTTACGATAGAAAAGAACTATATTTTTCCTTACCCCCGATCTCACCTCTTTAACTTCATGTGGTCTGGTATGGTCACCCTTGAAGAATATCAAAGTGCCTACCTCTGGTTTAAAGTCTACACCATCAAACGATAATTCGCCACCTTCGTAGTCCTCATTAAGATATAACAATGCTGAGAACTCTGTTGGAGACTCTGGTTCTTCAACCCATTCATCACCCTCAATATGAGCACTATCTGCGTGGTATGCAATATAACTTCCTGGATGCATAGCATTGTAAAGACAGTTGCTAACCTGTAGTTTAGTTTCAAAATACTTTTCCATATCTTCTTTAATTATGAATATTAAGTCAGTAATAAACAAAGAAATCACATTAGACTCTTCATTCTCAGATATATCAATAATTGGACATTCTCTAGATATCTTCTCAGATCTTTCACGATCTAAGCCAAGGGCTGAATTGATGAAAGGAAGTCCAGATGGTCTAGTTATTTTGTCCAGATAGAATACTATATCCGCCGCCGAATTTCTATCTATAAAATTTTTATTTAATATTACGCCTGAAATGGATTGTCCCATTTTTTTTCTTTTCTTGCTTTTGCCGCTTTTATTAATTCCGACTTATTAGGATATCTTCCAGTAACGTCAACGTCATTCCAAAATGTAGGGCCAGGTCCGTAGCGATTATCGCTGACCTTTCTCATCTCTTCCAAAAACTTTTTTAATCTTTTCCAGGTAGCCATATCTTAATTATACACCTTACTGCCACCTATGATTTCTATTTCTTCTAAACTTATAGTCTGCTTTTTTTTCAGAAGGTGTGCCTCTTGGAGTATCATTGATAAATGACTTATTAAGATGTAGTGCTTTTTTAGAAGCCCACTCAAGCATACCCCAGTCTATTTGATCTTTTACTTTAGGATCTAATTTTAATAACTCTTCAAGTTTATCCAAGTTGTCGTCATTCTTCTTTGGCATTACCAAGGCCTTTCTTCGCCACATTCATTGCAATAATCAAAATAGTTAAATACATGACCCCAAACAACGGTGCATTTATTAGTCACGTTTATTATCCCAACCATAATTTTTACGTCTCTTTCTTGCTGTAAAAATAATCCATCTAATCTGAATTATCCATGCTAGATTTTTTAGTTTATTAATCATCTTAAATCCTGAAATACCTTTCTCCATGCTGCTGATCTGTATTGATGGCATAGTTCGTCTCCTTGTTCTATTCTTTTAATTGCAACCATTCTCATAATATCTAAATCATAGTTTCTAAGTGTTTCTACATTTGGATCAAATGAATGATTATAAAATGGAAAAAACCCAGTTGCTGCTACCCAAATAGGACCACTGTCATCATGACCCCAAGTAAAGAAATGTGGATTATCATTTCCATCACAATTTTTTAATCTATATACTGGAGCATATTCAATAACGTCTCCAGGATCAAAACCTTTAGAAGCATAGACTCCATAACCATATTTATTTTTATCTAAATAAATACCGTTAGAACTCATATATCTATGCATTACTAGTTCTTTCCTTTATACTTTGCTTCTTCTTCACTACATTCAGGATGTGTCCAAACACCATACTCTGAGTAATCTTCTAAAGCAGCCTCTAATGCTTCTTTATATGATTTATATCTTATATTCCATCTTCTAACTGGAATATCTAAATAGTTTTGACCAGTGTCTTTATTATGTCTAGAATCTGAATCAAATCCCATAACATATGTATACCCACCCTTTGGGTGTTTTCTTACTACAAAATAATTATCACTGCTCATTTGTTAACTCTTCCTAGCAATACTAAACCTGACAATATTACTAACATAATAGCCACATAGTTTGGCCACCAGTCATTCATCATTTCCATACTTACCACCCATCCTTATTTATGTGTTTTGCTTTGCTTGTGTAATCAAGTATAGTAAATACAACTGCCATTGTCAATAGGCCAAAGCCAGCAAAAGCAATTATTTTTTCAAAATTAGATAGGTGATTCAACATCTTCTTCCCAGTCTTTATTTAATAATTCCTTAGGAACTATTTTATACCCTTGCTTTTCAATTCCAATTTCATATCCTTTGTCTGCCTCAATCCAACCTAAAAGTTTTACACTTTTATATTCTGGATCTACTAATTCTGCACCCCAAATTATAAGATTACGATTACAGTCTTTTTCCCTGACTGCTGGTCCAGACTGTGTTCTTACTCTTCTTACCTCTATGTTTGTTCCAACATCTGGCATGTTTTTATATTTAGCATGTTTTCTTCCATCCCATACTGAAGCATGCCAGTATTGATTTGTATATTTTGCTACTGCTAATTCACAAATGGCTGATGCTGGCTGAGCATTTCTATCTTCTTCCATTTTTGATTTAATATAATAAGAAGCATCTTGCTTACCCCAGTTTTCAGTGAACCTACGCATACCAACCATGTAAGCATGCTCGTACTCCCAAGGTTCTAGTTTAATTATCATTCAATGCCTAGTTCTTTTTTAAATCTAAATTCTGGCATTGCACCTTTAACTGCATTTACAATTTCTCCATCTTTTTCTAATATATATGTTGGAATTGTTTGAATGCCATATTTATCTACCATAGCAGAGTTTTCGTCCACATTTATTCTAACTACTTCAATGTTTGGATTCTCTTGCTCTAACTTATCTATAATAGGATTCATAAGTTTACATGGATTACACCATGGTGCCCAGAAATCTAGTAATTTATATTCTTTCATATTTCCTCCTTTATGAATAATCTTTTTTATTCCAAAACTTATTCTTATAAGTATTGACAAAATTTCTTTTCATTTGAAACGCTCTTGTTTCTACATCTTGATTATACTCTAATGCTTTATGTCTCCAAGACTCTCTTTTAATAGGAATAATAACATACATTGGAGTACCCGCAGGAATAATTCCTTGAAACCAACTTTTTATTAAAAATGGCATATTACCCATTGGAGTATGATAAAAACTATCACTATCTACTACCCCAGCAAGGCTTCTAATTGGCCTTGTTGGATCATTAAGTGGATCACACATTAACACGCTGTATCCTTTAGGTACCTTTGGCATCCAAGGAACCTTCCATGTCATCTCAATACTATGATACTCTTCCGATATAGGAGTTGCATTACCTGCTCTATAGTGAACTTGTTGAATAGGCATAGAACTATGATAATTCATAATTCCATTTTCAACAGTTATATATATGTCTGACCAAGTTTCTTGAATATATCCAGTTGCTAGGGCATCTAAAAATGGCATACAACTTTTTACATTTTGATTTGGTCCAGTTTGTGAATTAAATAATTCATAAGGATTTTTAATAACTTCAGTATTCCTATACCATTCTGGTATATAAAACTTTGCTGGCTTTGGAGGTGGAACATGAAGTTCTACTTCTCTGCTTGATGGAATAAATTCTATAGTTTTACTCATCAATGTCCTCAAATAAAGAATCTTGTCCTTCTGGTAATTTTATATTATCTTCCCAAATTCTAAATACTGGCATACATGGGTCGTTTCCTTCGTCCCATTCTTTTGCTTCTTCATCTGTTAAATATCCAGCATCGTGTGTGTCGCAAAATGGTTCTGAGATCCACTTATTTGCAATACCTAAGTCACGCCACTCAAAAAAATCCATGCGTTGTCTATATTCTGCTTCAATAACTAATTTTTGAGAATCCCATTGTGACCAGTCTGGCATTGTCATGCTAACGTATCCCATTTTTCGGCTGGAACAACTTTAAATCCATCGCTTCTTTCTAAAACCATAGTTGTATAGTTAAACAATCCAAAATGATTTTCTAAGTTTTGCAAAACCTTTTCAACAGGTAATGTTGAACATGTATATAAATCAAATTGAATAAATGCTGGATCAGTTTCATCCCAAACATGCATTGCAATATGAGAGGTTTCGATCATAACTACAGCGGTAAGTCCACGATTACCTTCTTTAGTTACATATGATGCAAATGGTCCTTGAAT